GCCCCTTTAAGCGGTCCGATTTTCAAATGGCACCCTACCCCTCGAAGGCTCACAGGCGATCATACAGGGCTAACCTCAACTATTGAGATTCAGTCGCATTAGGGGTTATTGAGAGTCAGTCTCATTCCAAATTCACCCCCGTAATACTTTCTTTATGAGAGAAATATTTTGTTCCACGTGGAACATTAGAATGATTCTTAGGTGCTACTGAGTCCCAGTCTCATTAAAACTACAGCCCGAGTTTTTGCGACCCAGTCTCATTTAGGGATCCGTGCTTATTGATATTGAGTCTCAGTCTCATTACGGCGACATGGGGGGAGGGGGTCAAAACTTTTTGCGACAACATCTCTCTAAATACATAAACATGGCTATAAAAAAATATGCTCCTCATAGGATTTTGGACTTGACAGCCCTGATCAATCAGGTGATACATAAGGAGTTCTCTTGATCCTCATTCCCTTTCTCGCCTACGGCAGAAAGGTTTATTACGTACCACAGGTGTATTGTATCATATAATATACTTGACACATAAGTGCTACTAAGAAATAGTTTAAATAAGATGGATGAGAAGGAACAGTTAATGCAGGAGATAACCACGTCCATTCAGGACATATCTGAACAGAAGGAGTTAGGTAAGCTGAATAGTCTAAGTAGGTTTGCTCCGGAACGGGTAGCTCAGATGCTATACCTGTATGCCACAGGATCTAGTCAGACCCGGTTAGTTAGGAAGTATGGCTTCGATAGACATACTGTCATCTCAGTGCTTACGGACTATGCAGACCACATAGGTAAGTTCCGGGAACTGTCCGGGAAGATAGCCGCCAAGAACTATTTAGATATGTCCAGCTTAGAGGAGGACCTCATTGAGGTAGTCCGGGACCGGCTTGAATCCGGGGAACTAGAAGCTACGTTCCGGGATCTTAAAGAACTTTCAATAGCTAAAGCTAATGCCGCACGGGAAGCACTGACCGCCCGGGGTGAGGCAACCAATATCACCGAGGACCGGAAAGTATATACCCAAGAGGACTACGAGGCTACCGCCAAGGCGGCAGAGGATCGAATCCGGAAACTAAAAGAAGCGGAAGTGATTGATGTCGATTAACTCAGAATACCATGAGGATATACACGAGAAGGTTCGGGCTATCTTATCCGAGCACTTCCCCAACTATATGTTCATAGTAATGAATGATGACGGGGATTTGTATTATGACTTCACTAACTTGCCAATAGGCAAGATGCTAATGAGAGAAGTCCGGGACGAACTAGATGTGGACGACTTTGACTTCGAGTGGGTAGAGGAGGACGAGGAAGAAGAATGATTGAGTTTACCCCGCACCCGATACTAGATGCCCCTAGTGATGAAGAGATTCTACTCCTAGCAAATAAAGATCCTAAGCTACTCGAGGATCTACACCGTGCTCACGAGGGCAGGATTGAAGCCGCCACCAACGATCCGGTTCGCTACGGCTTTGACTTAGATGGCTGGGGCAGGATCCGGAACGGACTAAAGGAATACAACGAGGTCCTTACCCTAGGGGGTAACAGATCCGGGAAGACTACCGGGTGTGCAAAGATAATTATGCAAGCGGTCATGGAAAACATGAACGGTCACATAGTTTGTTTCTCACAGAATGCGGATACCTCCGTCAAGGTTCAGCAAGCCGCCATGTGGGAGATGATGCCCAAGGAGTTCCGGAAGAAGACCAAGAGCACGGAGGGATACATTAACTTCTCTATGCAAAATGGATTTACCGGAAGCTCGTTTATCTTTCCGGATACCCGGACCCGGGTTGACTTCAAGACTTACACACAGTTCTCAAATAACCAAACCATCCTAGAGGGTATGCAATTCGGGTTCCCTTCTAAGCCGGACCACCTAAACATGGGGGCATGGCTAGACGAATACCTTGGTGATGCGGCTTTGGTTAACACACTTCGTTTCCGTTTAGCTACATTTAATTCAAAGATGATACTGGGGTTTACCCCTATTGATGGGTTCACACCTTTCATTAGCGAGTATTGCACCAATGCGGAAACACTAGAGACTCGTGAAGCGAGTCTATTAAAGAACCGCCAGCTACCAATCCGGCAGTATAGTCCTAACCGAGATGCCGGCATTGTTTACCTGCACTCAGATGAGAATCCATTCGGTGGTTACAAACGTCTAAGCAAAGATCTAAAGGGTCGCCCAGATGAAGAGATCCTAGTTCGTGCTTACGGTGTACCGGTGAAGTCAATGACATCACTGCTACCCCTGTTCTCGACTGAGGTAAATGTTCTTGGCGACATTCCAAACAAATACGGAATGAAGTTCCCGGACATCAATGACGATGACTACACAATTTATATGGTGATGGATCCGGCAGGTGCCCGAAACAGTGTAGCTATCTGGGCGGCAGTCAACGAAGCCGGGGAAATATACATCTTCGATGAGTTCCCGGACCGGGATGCATACGGAGAGTGGGCAATGTTCGGGGACCCAAAGTGGAAACGTGGACCAGCATCAAAGAAAATAGGCTACGATGTGCAGGGATATACCGATTTATTCTTAGGAATAGAGGAATCACACGGTGTAGAAGTCTTTGAAAGGATAGGAGATTCACGTTACTTTGCCCGGGAAAACGAGAATAATGACGACTTATTTACTACATTCTACGATCATGGCTTAGTCTTTGTCCCATCAGATGGCAGGACACAGGACATGGGCATTAGTGCACTGGATGATTGGTTCAGTTATAATCCCAATGCTAGCATCGATGAAATGAATAAACCTCGTTGCTACATTCACGAACGATGCGGCAACCTGATTGACAGTTTAATTAACTACAATGCTAACGGAAAAGCTGACGAACCACTAAAGGATTTCTTTGACGTGATTCGTTATCTACGTATGGCTAACCGAGGCGAAGGTCCGGACCACGTTACCAACAAAGATATGAAGGTAACACAAAAAACAACAGGAGGATATTAAATGGCTAAGACAAAAGCAACAGCACTAGCAGAAGAACTAGAGGTAGATTTTTTAACTATCTCTACTATCATTGAGGAGAATGTTTCCGAAGATGATATTAGCGGCAAGGGTAAGAACACTTGGTTAACCGAGGATGCGGTCAATATAGTTAAAGACAAACTAGAGGCACCGGAGTTAATCCCTAACTACTACATTGGCAAGGTGCTAACTCAAGCACCTAACCCTAACTACGTTTATGTTTATTTAAATGAACTAAACAAACGAGTTCCGGTAGTTGTGCCACGTAGGTTCAAGGGCAAACTAAATGGTAAAACAATTAAGGTAGAAGAAATTACAGACAATGCAGGATCCAGCTACAGATACATCCCAACAAGACATAACCCTTGATCCGGAATTTATTGATCAACAGGTTGACCGGTTGCTATCTTGGGAGATACTACAGAGGTATTGTAACAACCAAGAAAACATACCTATGAAACCTTTAGATTTGTGTGATAAAATCGGGGTGAATAAGGGCTATGTCCATCAGGTCATCACAACCGTTAGAAAAAAACTAAATGCAGAACGAAGATATTTTTGAATCCTTAACATACGTTGGGGATGAACCAAACGTCAATGCTCTCCGCCGTGCTTACGATCAGACGGTAGTTGAGTTAGAACCATACTTTGATGTGTGCCGCACATCTTATGATGACCGCCGCAATTTCTGGAACGGTAAGTCCCGGGATCTCAGGAAGCATGGAGCAGATGCCTTCCCTTGGGATGGGGCATCCGACATGGAGTCCCATACCATTGACGAACGTATTACACGTTTAGTATCTTTGTTCATGTCAGCACTTACTCGTGCAAATATCCGGGCATTCCCCGTTGAGATCAGTGACATCGGACGTTCAAAGGTTGTTTCAAACTTTCTCCGTTGGATGGTTACAAGTGGTTACATTAATCGGTTCGCCGAAGAAATGGAACTAGGTGCTAATTATATGCTAGAACGAGGGTTAATGGTTACATACGTAGGTTGGAACCGGGAAGATACCCGATTCAAACAAACTGTAACCATGGATCAGATAGGACAAATGAACCCAGAGATCTATCGCTCCATCCTTGATGGGGGTAACGATGACGAACTCGCCGCTTTTATTGAGACTACGTTTGATGGTATCAATATTAAAACAGCAAAAAAAGCTATCAAAGAACTTCGCAATACTAGCGAGACGGTTCTTCCTTTGATCCGCCGTTTAGTAGATGCACCTGAAATTAAAACACTTTCCCCTGACGGAGATTTCTTTTTCCCGAGCTATGTTACTGATCCGCAACGGGCACCCTATTGTTTTTGGCGGACATCATACACAGCCCAAGAGCTAGAGGGTAAGGTTACTACTGACGGATGGGATGCTGACTTTGTTCAGCACATCATCGAAAGGTATCGCGGATCAAGCGACAACATGGTTGATCGTGATAGCGATCAAAACCGTAGCATGATCTTTACTGATAATACTGATCAGCAAGACGAACTAATTGAAATCATCTATGGCTATCAACGTTTGGTAGATCAAGACGATGGGGCACAAGGAATTTATTGCACAGTCTTTCACAGGGAGTTTAGCGGAGACGGAGACATTCCCGGCTTTGCTAAGTTTGAATTACTTAACGGATACGAGGATTACCCAGTGGTAGTCACACGTTTATCTGAGGACAGCAAACGTATGTATGATACGATGACCTTCCCTCAGATCCTTCGTGGTATTCAAAACCAAATTAAGATCGAACGTGATTCACGGATTGACCGGAACAGCATTGCTACAATGCCGCCGATCATTCACCCAGTGGGTCAGGCACCAACTGATTGGGGTCCCGGTCGTTACATTCCTTATCGTCGCAAGGGGGATATTGACTTTGCACCTACTCCGCCACCGCCCACCGGGTCCATTGAGATGGAACAAACCCAGCAGGCTCAGGCTGATCGCTTGTGCGGACTGGATGAAACCAGTCAAATTAGCGGTGTTCGCAAGCAATTCTTGGTCGATAAGTTTCTTCAGCACAATGCTAAGGTCCTACGTATGGCATTCAAATGCTACCAACGGTTCGGACCTGATAGCACATTCTTCCGGGTCACCGGTGTCCCTGAGTCAGTTCAAATGGTTAAGGGAGATCCAAATGAAAACTTTGACATCATGATTAATTATGATGTATTGACTAC